CAGTCAGTTTCTTATACTGAACCGACTGCAGATCCCATCGAGTTCTGATAACATAGCAGGGGGCAGTAGTTGACACTTTGCCCCCTTATGTGTTAGAATGGCAGTGTCGTCGTGGAGCAGTTATTTGCGGCGGTTGTTTATATCGTCCTGCGGGCGTTGCGTATATAAAAACCCCTAACTACCCTAACCTACAGAGGTGACAAAACGCGAGCACTATATCACTCTCAAAAAATTTTTCCGGAAGTATAATGAGCACCACAAACCCCCGCAGATATACACGAAGGGGACCATATTGGACATTCTGGAAGGTTGTCTTAGCGGGCTGGATGATTCGATATCCACGTCCGTTTTTTATTGCACTAGGGTTTTGTATGTTTGTGATATATAATGCAGTAACGAAATAGGGTTGGAAGAAAAAAATCCCGGAGAATTTTTATGACTGAAAAGGTTTATCACATCTATGCAAAGAATGAGTGTTTGTATCATTCATTAAGAGAGGATGAGTTTAGGAGGACCTGGGAGCAACTGAATAATATGGTTGGTTTAATGAAAACTGACTATAGTACGGATGATTTGTCCTATGAGGAATTACTAATCAATAAGGAAGTAGTTTTAAATTCTTCTCATTGACAAAGACTATATACACTGTTAAAATTGAACTGAAGTTATTAAAGACTTATGGCAAAAGGATTTACTGTAAAAGCTGCTTCGCCAGTCAAGAAGGAAGCAGAGTGGGACATTGATGCGATCAAGGAAAGGATGCGAGGTAAGAGCATTGTATTCTGTCTTCCTGGTCGTGGATGTTCTTTTATTTTTCTAAAAGCATTTGTACAACTGTGCTTTGATATGGTACAGAATGGAATGAGTATTCAGATTTCACAAGATTACTCATCGATGGTTAACTTTGCACGTTGTAAGTGTTTAGGTGCAAATGTGCTTCGTGGACCAAAGCAGATTCCTTGGGATGGAAAACTGCAATATGATTATCAACTGTGGATTGACTCGGATATTGTCTTTGACACGAACAAGTTCTGGCAGTTGTGTGATCTTGCACTTTCTGAAGATGGCACAGAACGCGAAGTTGTTGCTGGGTGGTATGCAACAGAGGATGGACACACAACTTCTGTCGCACACTGGTTAGAAGAAGATGACTTCCGCAAGAATGGTGGAGTTATGAATCACGAGACTGTTGATTCTATTCAAAAGCGTCGTAAACCATTCACTGTAGATTACACTGGATTTGGTTGGGTACTGATTAAGAATGGTGTCTTTGAGAATCTTGAGTATCCTTGGTTTGCTCCGAAGATGCAAGTCTTTGAATCTGGTAATGTTCAAGATATGTGTGGCGAAGACGTTTCATTCTGTCTTGATGCAAAGGAAGCAGGATTTGAGATTTGGTGCGATCCTCGGATTCGTGTTGGACATGAAAAAACTCGTGTAATTTGATAGGAGATTATTGCAATGGCTAAAGGTATGATGAAGGGGGGTGGTTATGTCCCCGGAAAACCGAAGAAAACTCGTCAAGGGCGTTCTCAAAATACGCTCCTCTCGGCTACTTCTCGCAATAAAGCAAAGAAGCGTTATCGTGGGCAAGGTAAATAGACATAGAAACACATAGTTGATATGTCTTGTTTAATCACGAATCTTCCTTCTGTTGAAGTATGGGTTCGTAAAGAATATCTTACTGATCATCAAAGTGGTTGGGGAGAATTTGTAAAGGGCGTCTGGGTGTCGGCAAAGTCGATACCTGGACGTGCTTTTTATTTTGAGACATATTTACCTGAGTATGCTGCAATGTACGATAAACTGCCTATCAGTGCCTTTGTAGCACGTCCTGAGACCCCTTCACCTGATATGAACCTACCCAACCTACAATTCTGGAATTGTATGGATTATGGTGTTGTTAGTATTGATAAGAAATTCATTGGAAGTATGGACTTTGAGTGCTATACTAGGGATCATGGTATCCAAAAAGGAACTTATGTTTGTACAATAGACAATTATCATCGTGATCCTGATATGGTTGATTGGGCTACGAGTGAAAATCCTGCTGAACATAAGTCTCATAACCTTATTGAACTTGAAAATGGACAGTTTGCACTGTATCCAAACAACAGATTACGTATATTTGATAACAGTTTGACACCTGTTGAACCAAAAATGCCTGATTTTAAGGTTTCGACTCGCATTTATGAGGTAGAATGTGGTTTTGATCGCCTTGGAATGGGTCGTGAAGACGAATATTTCTGGAAAACTGCAAAAGAACGGGATAGCAACCCCGTAAAAAGTTCTGTTTTAACCAATTTAGAGGACGAAACAGATGGCAAACAACCCGAATCCAGACAGGAACATTGATTATATGAGAGAAACATGGGGAACGACTAGTTTAATTACTGATTATTGGTCTCAACCGAAGCAAAAAATGCTTCGTGAGATTGCAAATGATGATATGACACCCAAAAAACATGATTTTCATACTCAAAATGAAATTCATGAAAAGATTCGTAATGATGAGGACTATGATGACTGGGAATATGGTACTGAGCCACTCTATGAATCAAAAAATCCTTAATAAATAAGATAGAATTATAATAATAAATGCCTCTACAAAGGGTAAGTCAGGGATTTAAAGATATTAGTATGACGTTTCAGGAAAATCCCCTGAGCAATGATTTGATTGCCCTTAAAAATGAGAACGCGATTGCTCGTTCTATAAGAAATATCGTCTTTACTCTTCCAGGTGAGAAATTTTTTGACCCTAATTTTGGATCAAACATTTCAGCATCATTATTTGAGAATATTGACGATATTTCTGCTTCAATCATTGTTGATGAAATAAGACAATCTATCACTAACTATGAACCAAGAGTTAGATTGATCAGTGTTGAAGCATATCCAGACTATGACAATAATTCTTTTGATGTAATTATCGTATATGAGATTATAGGAGCAGACATTACTCCACAACAATTAGAATTTGTTTTGCAACCAACAAGGTAAATGCCACTACTAAACTTCACTAATCTGGATTTTGACCAGATTAAAACTAATCTTATTGATTACTTAAGAAGTAATTCAAACTTCACTGATTATGATTTTGAAGGATCTAATCTTTCAACAATTCTTGATGTTTTGGCATATAACACCTATATTACCTCATATAATGCCAACATGGTATCTAATGAGGTATTCATTGATAGTGCCACCCTCCGGGAGAACGTCGTTGCTCTGGCAAGGAATATTGGATATGTCCCCAGATCAAGGAAATCAGCAGAAGCAAATATATCTTTCTTTGTTGATACTTCAAATGAACCAGTAAACCCAACTTCACTGGTTTTGAAGAAAGGAGTTGTTGCTGCATCATCTGGAAACTTTGGCAATACATCATTTGTGTTTTCAGTATTAGATGATGTCACTGTTCCAGTGTTCGATAATATTGCATCTTTTGATGATCTTCCAATTTACGAAGGAAATGTAATAACAACAACATATACAGTAAATTCTTTTAATCCAAATCAGAGATACATTCTTCCAAATTCTGGTGTTGATACCAATCTGATTAATGTTTTTGTTTTGGAAGGAGGAACTACCAGAACAAAATATGAACTGAAAGATGATTTGTTTGATTTAAATGGTGAATCAAGAGTTTATTTCATTCAAGAAATCGAAGATGAAAGATATGAGATTTTGTTTGGAGATGGAATCTTTGGAAGAAAACTTGATAATGGTGATATAATCGAAATCGAATATGTTGTTTCCAATGGAGATTCTGGAAATGGCATAAGTCAGTTTCTTTTTAATGGAAGACTGACATATTCAAGAAACGGAGTAGAATATAATTTAACATCTGGGATTTCACTTTTAACGACGAATACATCTTCTAATGGTGGAGATGTTATTGAATCTGTTGAATCTGTTAAAAAATTCGCACCAAAAGTTTATGCCTCATATAACAGAGCAGTAACAGTTGATGACTATCAATCATTAATTCCTACAAGGATATATCCAGAAACAGAATCAATAACTGTTTTTGGTGGTGAGGATTTATCTCCTCCTCAGTATGGAAAGGTTTTCATTAGTATAAAACCAAGAAATGGAGATTTTATACCAAATCTGATTAAAGAGAATATCAAGAATAAACTTAAAAAATATGCTGTTGCTGGAATTGTTCCAGAAATATTAGACTTGAAATACCTTTATATTGAAACAGATTCGAAAGTTTATTATAACTCTAACTTAGCTAAGAGTTCAGCATATGTCTCAAGCATCGTAAATACAAACGTAACAAAGTATTCTGAATCAAGCGAATTAAACAAGTACGGTGCAAAGTTTAAGTATAGTAAATTTTTAAAAATTATCGATGATAGCGACTCTTCTGTAACTTCGAATATAACTATCATTCAAATGAGAAGAGACCTTAGAGTTGTTCTCAATGCTTTCACTGAATATAAGATTGGATTTGGAAATGAATTCCATATTAAATCGGAAAGATTTAATATTAGATCTTCTGCATTTAGAATTAATGGAATTGATGCTGATTTATATCTTGGCGATTCCGTAGATCAAATTGGAAATACCACATATAACCAATCTGAAACTGGAAGCGTATTCTTATTCACTGTTGACTCTCCAAGTTCGAAAGATTATACAGTTGTAAGAGAAAACGTTGGAACAATAAATTATAAAACTGGAGAGATATTACTAAATCCACTTAATATTGTTTCTGCTAAAAACAAAGATGGAAGAGCAATCATAGAAATATCCGCAATTCCCAAATCAAATGATGTTATTGGAAAACAGGATTTGTATTTGCAACTAGATATAAGTAAGAGTAATTTTGAAATGATTTCAGACTCTATCTCATCTGGATTAGATTTTTCAGCATCAAACTATACGGTATCATCGAGTTACACAAACGGGAATTTAGTAAGATAATAAAATGACAGAAAAAAGAGTTCAGTTTAACAAAGTAGTCAAGAATCAACTCCCACTTTATGTAAGAGAGGAGTTTCCTCTTGTATCGGAGTTTTTATCTCAGTATTATTTGTCTCAGGAATATCAAGGTGCTCCTGCTGATCTCATTCAAAACATTGATAGGTACATAAGATTAGAAGAATCTGCTAACACAAAAGATTCTTTATTACTTGTTTCTAATCTCTCTTTTTCTGACGAAACTGTAAATATAGATCCATCTTCTGGAACTACTGATGGATTTCCAAATTCATATGGTCTTTTAAAAATTGGTAATGAAATAATTACTTACACAGGTAAAACAAGATTTTCATTTACTGGATGCATTAGAGGATTTTCTGGAATATCTTCTTATGGACAATTTGGAAACCCAGAAGAATTAGTATTTACCACTTCAGAAGCATCTGATCATCTTTCTGGAGATACTATAGAAAATCTGAGTGTTTTATTCTTAAAACAGTTTTTAAATAAAACAAAAAAACAATTCTTACCTGGATTTGGTGATAGAGATTTAGCAGTTAAAACCGTAGAAAGATTTCCTGGTGATCCAAATCCAAATGAATCTCCTTTAAATCAAAATCTATTCATTAAACAATCGAAAGATTTTTATTCATCTAAAGGAACGGATCAATCATTTAAGATTCTTTTCAGTGCTTTATATGGAAAAGACGTAGAAATAATAAAGCCTAAAGAATTTCTTTTTAGACCATCAGATGCTGGATATAAAATTACAAATGATTTAGTTGTTGAAAGTGTTGAAGGGAATCCATTTGACTTAGAAAATTTAACTTTATATCAAGATACGTACAGTAATATTCCAAAAGCATTTGCTCCTATTACTAAGGTAGAAAAGTTAAATGTTGGTATTAATACAACCGAATATTATCAATTAAGTTTAGATTCTGGTTATGATAGAGACATTGATGTTGATGGAGCAATCTACGGAAAATTCTCAGTACATCCAAAAACAAAAGTAATCGGACAAGTTTCTATAGGACAAACTTACATTGATGTTGATTCGACAATAGGATTTCCTTCAAGTGGAGATCTTTCCATTGTTTATCCTGATGGAGAGAGTGGAGTAATTTCATATACTTCAAAAACTCTTACTGAATTTGTAGGATGTTCTAATGTAACATCAACAATTCTTGATGGTAGCGAATTAAATATCGATACTTTCGCATA